CGGCGCTAACACCAAAGTGAAATTTGACGTCAAAATCAAGTACTATACGAAACTTATTCGAAAACAAGAATTGAACGAATCGTAAGCCTCAGAATGAGGCAGTCAGATGAAATCTGACTATCGCGCTCGGCCGGCAGCAAGGGCTTTAGCCCGAGGCCTCCTCGCACCAATATTAACCCTTTATGTAAACAACTATGGAATTATCTTCCCATTAAACGCGAGTGTGTTTTTTTGTTGAATACAAATGGAATATTAGTTGTTTTCAGTAGAATTTTATGCGTATATAAAATTCCCGCCTGCGGGTTTAATATATGCATAGAATTATACTTAAAATGTTTAGTATTCTATTGCATATTTAATGAAAAAACAGTTTTTTTTCCGCACACAGGGAAACGCCATCTTTTCGTCCTCCTATAGGTTCGCCTAGGGTGGGGTATAGTATTACCCCCACCCCTAGGTAGCGAAGCTAACCTACAGGTGACCTACCTACTTACAGGTACTCTTTTTTTCGATTTCAACAAAACGTAAACCTATAGGTATAACTAAATGTCACTCAAACGTGTCGCATTTACCCATTCGAACTATACAGAAGAAAATTGGGCGAATTACATCGCCTACATAGAGAAAAACTGTGTGTTTGGCGTTCTCGCTCGCGAGATTGCGCCAACAACAGGTACTCCTCATATTCAGGGCTTTTTCAACCTTAGGACGCAACGAAAGTTCTCGACCTTAAAAAATATGTTTGGAACAGCACATTTCGAGAAAGCGAAAGCTTCCGACGAAAAGAATTTAGCATACTGCACCAAAAGTGACTGCAAAGCCTACGTTTTTGGTGAACCTCAGTTTGCAGGTAAACGAAACGATTTAGATGAGGTAAAAACCGCAATAAAGGTAGGAAAAACCAAATTCCAGCTAATGGAAGAATTCAGTGAAACGTACAGTGCCCATCATAAGTTTATTGATGAATACACGCAAGCTTTTAAAAACGACTCACTAGAAAAGGAAATCATAGAAATATTCCGTCCTTGGCAGCAACTTCTCATCAACGAACTCGAAAAACCAGCAGATGACCGTCATATTTTATGGATCCACGATCCAGAAGGCGGAATCGGCAAAACTCGTTTAGCCCGCTGGCTTGTAGACCACAAGAACGCATTCTACACTAACGGCGGTCGTTCTATTGACATAACTTACTCATACAACCACCAACCTATCGTAATATTCGACTATGTACGTGAATCTCAAGATTTCGTCTCTTATTCTACCATAGAACAACTCAAAAACGGCATATTGTCCAGTAATAAGTATAATTCCTGCCTAAAACGATTCAAATCTCCACATGTCGTCATTTTCGCCAACTTTAAGCCACCCGAAGGAAAATTCAGCGCTGATCGCGTAATCCTTATAGAACCATCAAAAGAACAAACATCCGACATTATATTATTTTAAACTTCCTATTGAAGCCATCCTTTTTTTGTATATATATCTATGCAATGCCCTATCATGCAAAATATAAGCCCCGAGCTAAAAAAATTATCGGCCGTTCTAAGCGATACTCCAAGAGAGGAGCTAGAGGCCAAACTAGGCGTAGAAAATACACGAAAGTTTCTCGCAAGCGGACGTCATGGCAAAGCGCGACTACTGTCTCGCCTTATCGTAAATTCGTCTACAATGACACCGGATTTGAGCACGTACACACAACAATTGCGCCACAATTCGACTATGTCTTCCGTGGTAACTCCTTGTTCGATCCTGACTACACAGGCGTCGGCGTTCAACCCTATGGGTTCGATCAGCTCTGCCCGGTCTTCTACAACAACTACTTTGTAAAATCATCCGCGATCAGCGTATTTCCCGCAACTTTAGGCAATTCAAGCAACGCTTACTTTGAAGTTATCGTAGTACCTTACAGAAGCTTTACTTTGCCTTATACGGAAGTCGAAGATATTCGTCGCATGCCATATGCGCGTTCCGTCCGACTTCACGCATCTACAGTATCAGAAAAAACCGATAGCGTACATTCTTACGCAACGTCTCGCGGTATCCTTTCTAAGGAATTTACTGACGACGCTTTAGCGACAGGTCAGTATGACGGAAATCCAACAATTGTATGGTATTGGCATGTAATTACCGATTCGACGACTTTTCCTGTCGGCGCTAACACCAAAGTGAAATTTGACGTCAAAATCAAGTACTATACGAAACTTATTCGAAAACAAGAATTGAACGAATCGTAAGCCTCAGAATGAGGCAGTCAGATGAAATCTGACTAT